GCATGGCAATCCATCTTGGACCGTATGCCAACCCCAGTTTATGAACTGGATGGTATGAAGTTCAAAGAGAGGGTAATTCTTCCAACTAACCAACCCAATAGGAAGAATCACGAAACCAATACTAACATCAACCTTGCACGGAATAGTGATGCTACCCGTGATCCTTCCCAAATTGGAAGTTTCTCTCAGGGTATTATTCCCACCGAGCAACCACCTCGTACCATTTGGATTCCTGAAGAGGAAGAAGATGATCTGTGGGGTGGATTTGGTCGCTCCGTAACTTTTGGGGAACTTGGTATCAACTATTGGGTCTATGATCGTTATGAGTATGATGAGTCTACTCGTAACAACTTCCAAACATCCAATCTGGATGTTCTTGAAGATCAGGCAATTTCCGATAACGGAAGGCCTTCTGCAAAACCACCAACTAAGGCTGATTATATTGCCATCATTATTCGGAGGATTCAAGAACTTGAGTGGGATAAAGACACCATCATCGCATGGTTTGATACCATTGATCACTGTCTGACAAAGGATAACATTCGTGACTATGCCAACGATGCAATTAAGCGTCATAAAGCACTTGGTCGCATTGAGTTTGTTAAAGAGTCTGACGTTAAAGCTGAGGTTAATTCTAACCATCCTGGACTGCACATTCTCAACACCTCTAATGGTCACAAAGGAAATGTGCAACGCTTCTTGCGTACTCTTCCTTACATGATGCAGTCATATATTATGACTGATGGTGCAACTCAGGAGTATTGTTTGTGGAATAGTTCTGCTTCTTCTCATGAAGAAATGGACGATTCTCATGAAGAACTTGACAAATACATGATCAAGTTCATGCCTCTAGTTGAAGACTTCGTTGACACCTATCGTTTCCGTGTCAAGAAGGATAACACTCACCGTGCTTGTGTTCCTTCCAAGGTGTTTGCTCAAAAGATTGGTGAGTATAATGCAGATGAAATTCGTAAAGTTGTAGATTACGATTACATCGTGCCAGAGGTCTGATTCCTCTGTGCCAATCTGCGAACTGGTTCAGGGGCCCTTCACAGGGGCCCCTGTTCTGCTATAATGATTCTATCAACGCAAGAGACTATGACCATCACCCTTCGCCCGCACCAGACCGATGCTGTCAACGCTATGTGGGACAACAACAAAGGTCAGGTGATCATCCCCACGGGTGGCGGCAAGACTATGTGCATGATCGAAGATGCTCTGACTGAACTTGAGCAGAGCAAGCGTCCTAAAACTATCGTGGTCGTTGCTCCTCGCATCCTCCTGGCGGTGCAGCTGTGGGAAGAGTTCACCGAGCACATCAAAAATGCAGAGGTTCTGCATGTTCACAGTGGTGAGGTTGATAATGCTTCCACCACTAAAGTTGATCAGATCAAGATGCACCAAACCATCTGTCGTACAGTTGGTGTGCATGAACTGATCTTCACTACTTATCACTCTCTGCATCGTCTTCAAGAGGCAGGTATCTATGTTGACACTATTTACTTCGATGAAGCACACAACTCTGTTCAGCGCAATTTCTTTGGCCCTACCGAGTATTTTTCTAATAACGCTAAGCGTTGCTACTTCTTCACTGCTACTCCTAAGCATTCTCTCACTATCTCAAAACCTGGGATGAATGATCCTGAGGTTTATGGTCAGGTGATTCACAATGTTCCTGCTCCTCAACTTGTTCAGGAAGGTTATATTCTTCCTCCTAAGGTTGTGATTCAGGAGTTGCCTACTGGTGATCAGCGTCAGTCTGATTGCAAGAATCTGCTAGATACTATTGATGACAATGCTCTCAACAAAATCCTGATTGCTGCTCGTTCTACCAAGCAGATTGTCAAACTGTTGGGTGAGTCTGACTTTCAGCAACAACTCACTGATCGTGGCTATTCTTGCATGTATATCACCAGCAAGACTGGTGCTATCATTGATGGTGTCAAAGTTTCCCGTGATAAGTTCTTCGATACGATGAACGCTTGGGGTAAAGATCCTGAGAAGAAGTTTGTGGTTATTCACCACTCCATCCTGTCCGAAGGTATCAACGTCAACGGACTGGAGGCCGTTCTGTTCATGCGTAACATGGACTACATTGGCATCTCTCAGTCAATCGGTCGTGTGATCCGTCTGGGTGGCGCTGAGAAGACGTTTGGACTGGTCTGTGTGCCTGTCTATGATCGTGTGGGTCTGGGCACCGCTCGCAGCGTTCAGACGGTCGTGGATACAGTTTTTGAACAAGGGGAACATGCAATTTCTACCGTTCGTCGTTAATCATGATTGAAATAGGTTACGTTCCCAATCAAATAGCAGACCAAATTGAGTCTCTTGTCTTACATAACATCAATTTTCCATGGTATTTGGCCCCCGAGACCACTGGGTATGACCTGGACCATCCCGATGCACTCCCAACAGATGTTAGTGGTGAAGACCCACAATTTGAGCATTTGGTTATCGGAAATGATGGAATGTATTCCCCAGAGGTTTACAACGACATCTGCAAGCCCATCATTGATAGTATTGGAGTTGATAAAAAGGTCAAACGAGTTAAACTAAATCTATTATCAAATCGTCCCAGTTTGCACCTGTATCATACTCCACATGTGGACTATGATCAACCACATCTCACGGCAATTTACTATGTAAATGATAATGATGGGCCTACCTACTTCTTTAATGAAATGTATGATGGTACGTTTCAAAAACTGACACAGAAAGAAATCTTTTTACCAAAAAAGGGTAAGTTTGTGTTATTCAATGGATTGCGTTATCATGCAAGCAGTAATCCAATAACCAAACCAATCCGTTGTATTATGAACATCAATTTCTATGCTGAGTGACTCGATCTATGACCTGGCAATTGAAACCGCTAGGTCATCAACATCCAAAAAGCAAGTTGGAGCTATTCTGCTAAACAAAAGTAAGGTGGTTGTGACCGCAACAAATATAGAAACAAAATCACATCCATTACAAGCACGATTTGCTGAACGTGTTGGATTGCATGAGAAAATCTTTCTTCATGCAGAGATTGCAGCCCTTGTAAAATGTCGTGAAGTGTGCGATACTATTGTTGTTGCACGACTTGGTGGTCATAATCATGATGAACTTCGTATGGCAAAACCTTGTCCAGTTTGTTCATTAGCCTTAAAAGAAGCAGGGATACATAAAATACATTATACAACGGATCAGGGATTTTTATATGAATACGGTTCAGAAATCACTAAGACCCATTCATAGGTTTAGTGATCTTATTGAAGTTATTCCTAATGCACTCACCAAAGAATTTTGTGACAAGTGTATTGAGAAGTTCAATAAAGATGAAAATACTTATCAGGGAGTAACTGGAGCCGGTGTTGACTTAAATGTCAAACGATCCATAGATTTAGCCATCACTGGATGTGAGGGATGGGAAGAGGAAGATGATATATTTTTCAAATCATTAAATAAACATTTGAATGATTATACGAACAAGTGGCAAGCTTGGTCATTGGGAGTTGCATCGGAGAATAACAGTTGGCGTGATTCTGGTTATCAGATGCAAAGAACTGATCCAGGAGATTTTTATATTTGGCACAATGACTTTTCATGTGGAAATAATGATAATGCTCCAAGATATATTACTTTTATTTGGTATCTAAATGACATTCATGAGGATGGATATACTGAATTTATTGATGGTACAAAAATACAACCAGAGGCAGGAAAACTTGTGATGTTTCCAGCTACCTGGACATATATGCACAGGGGTTATCCACCCAAATCAGAGACAAAATACATCGTTACTGGTTGGGTCCATAGTATTATTATACCATAATAAATAATTTTGTTAATAACTTTTCAGTCATGACTCTTAGAATTTTAAGATTTGCACCATTGATTGTTGCTGGAGCTCTTCTGGGAGCAGGATTACAACACGGAGCTTTTCACTTGTATAACAGTGCAATTCCACATGTTCATACCAATGGAGTGATCCACAGTCATTGATAATTTCTTTTTCGTTATGAATGAAAGTCTACTAAAAAACAACTACGTTGTATTGCCCAATTTCATAGATCCAGAGAGAGCGATAGAACTATCAAATCAATTTGATCTGGATCATGAAAAAAACAACTATCCTGGAGATCCACAAGCACCGAGATCAGCCTGTGCATACAATTATTCTCCAGCACACAATTTACTTTTAGAGAGTGTTGACAAAGTATCGGATGCTTTAGGGACAAAAGTTCTTCCGACTTATTCATATTCAAGAATATATGCCAATTCAGAGGTACTAGAGAAACACATTGATCGCCCAGCATGTGAAGTGTCGGTCTCTGTTAATCTAAATCTGGATCATCCATGGCCTATCTACATTGAAGACAACAGGGG